TCCAGGTAATCCTGGTCTTCTTACCAATGGAAAGAAAGATCGAGCGGAGATGATGTATCCCAACGATTAACTGAGAGGTAATCTAAAATGGCAACTTTAGGAAATACGTTTGTCGACTTGATCGACATCTACAAACAGCAAGACGGGGAAGGGCGATTTGTTCCTGTCATCGAAATGCTGAAGGAAATGAACCCCATTCTCGACGATGCGATCGCGGTAGAATGTAACAAGGGCACCACGCATCTGCACACTGTTCGCACTGGTTTGCCGAGCGTTACCTGGGGTAAACTTTATCAGGGTATTCCGCAAAGCAAGAGCGCGAAAGCGCAGGTCGAAGACACCACGGGTTTCGTGGAAGGTCTGAGCACTGTGGATGAACGCTTGTTGGAAATATCCGGTAATCCTGGCGCGGTTCGTTTGTCAGAAGCGATGAGTTACTTGGAAGCAATGAGCCAAGAAGCCGCGACCAAACTGTTTTATGGCGACACAGCCACCGATCCAGAAGAATTCATGGGTTTGGCTCCGCGATTCAACAGTCTGAGCGCGTCCAATGGCAATCAGATCATCAACGCCGGTGGTGTTGGTGCGGATAACACCTCCATTTGGTTTGTTACCTGGGGTGAAAACCAATGCCAACTGCTCTATCCAAAGGGCACGATGGCTGGTATTAAGCGTGAAGACAAAGGTACGCAACGTGTCACCGATGGCAGTGGTAACGCTTACTATGCCAAAGAAGAACTGTTCCGCTGGCACCTTGGTCTGGCTGTTAAAGATTGGCGCTATGTTTCCCGTATTGCCAATATTGATGTGTCTAACATGCAAGCCGGTTCAGTCGCGCTGTATAACTTCATGCGTAAAGCTTACTATAAGCTTCAGAATCGCCGCGTAGCAGGCGGCAAGCTCGCTATCTACTGCAATCGTGACGTGTTGGAAGCATTGGATGCTTTAGCGGTAAATGCCGGTGCTAGTGATAGCTTCGTTCGCTTGAAACCGATGGAGATTGAAGGTAAAGAAGTAATGACGTACCGCGGTATTCCGATTCGCGAAACCGATGCGATTCTGAATACTGAAGCGGTTGTTGCTTAATCGTTTGGCGGAGGCTTCGGCCTCCACTTATTAATTATTATGAGGTGATTGAAATGATATTTTCTGCACAGCAATTATTCTCGGATGCCCAAGCGATTACTGCAACCGCTGTATCCACGAATGTAATCGACCTGGGTGCTCCTGGTACTCCGTATGGTGCCGCTGCCGCTCTTATCCAAGATATCGGCAAAGGTGCGAAGGTTCCGTTTCTCGCGCAGGTTATCGCGGATTTTGATAATTTGACCAGTCTCAAGATCGCGGTGGAAACCGGTGCCACTACCGCACTTGGTACGGAAATCTACAGTGTCACGGTACTGCTGGCTGATTTGGTAGCAGGTTATCAGATCCCGATTGACGTACTACCGAAACAATTGGTAGAACGCTATCTCGGTATGCGCTACACCGTCACCGGTGTTGCTCCCACCGTAGGTCAGGTTACTGCGGGAATTGTCGCAGGAGTTCAAACTAACGTACACGGTGCGTAATTGAGAGGGCTTCGGCCCTCTTCCTAGGAGACTTATCATGTTTGCATATAAAGTTCTAAAGAAGTGCTACATCAATGACAAGATCCATGAGCCGGGCGGTAAGCACCCCGTGGTGCATGTCAAAGAAAAGTTTAAAGAAGTACCGAGTTCTCTTGAATTCATCGGTGAAGTAAAACCTGCAAAGAAAGCAGACAAAGAATAGGAGGGCTTCGGCCCTCTTTATGAGGTGAATAATGAGCAAGAAATTTAAGTACAAGGTACTGGAGCCTGGGTTCATTAACGGCAGTATCCATTCTCCCACGGGCAAACGCCGCTTTGTAGTTGTCGACAAGAAATTCAAGAAGTGTCCAAGCTGGCTTGAGTTGGTCGACACGAACACGGTGTTTGAAGAAGTTGAACAACTGGCCTCTGATATGACAGATGAACAGCGTAAGATGGAAATCGATGCTGCTGTCAATTTTCTCGATGAGAAAGTCAGTCCATCAGGCCCGCAAGTGAAGACACTCTAATGGTAACGATCGAAAAGGAAAAAGACTCAAATGAAGTACCTATGTCTGAGGAAATGTATCCCTGGGGCACTGAACTTCGTTTGAATGATGATCTGGTGGAACAGCTAGGGCTTGTCGATCTTCGCGCCGGAGATGTTGTCACGGTTCGCGGAACAGCGTTTGTGAGGCATAAAAACGAACGTACTGGCGACTCATCAGATGATCCTGAGCGAGAAGCCGATGTATGCCTCCAGCTCACGGAGATCGATGTCACCCCGGCTAAGAAGGATCGCGCCAAAGAAATGTACGGTGAAGATTAATGGCTTCTGAAGTCGAAATCTGCAATATGGCTTTATCGCATCTTCGTGCGGGAAGTATCAATAGTTTGACTGAGGCGAGCTTACAAGCCCAGCAGTGTAAGCTTTGGTATCCTATTCTCCGTGATCAATTGCTTGAAGATGCACCCTGGGGGTTCGCACATGGGCTAAAAGCGATGGCAGTTTTGGCTTCAGTTAGTATTTTTAATTGGAGTTATGCGTATCAGTATCCCTCTGATTGTTTGAAAATAAATCGTCTTGTATTGAATTGGGAATCGGTAAGCACTGATTCAGCCATATATGCTCAGCGTTTAGCAGAATTTGGTTTAGCGCTCCCCGATCTTAAACGACAAGTTGAATACGAAATTCATAACGTCGATGGGAATCGTGTGATAGCGGCAAATGAGTCAGAGCTTCGAATTGATTATGTTAAGAACATAACGGACCCTAACATAATGTCTACTCAGTTTAGAGTTGCGCTTTCATATCTTTTAGGTGCGGCGATTGCCGCTCCTATAGTCGGAGTTGAAAAAGGACTCCCACTTCAAGATAAATGCTTAGGTATGTACGCGAAATACATAAGTGCTGCAAGTTCAAAAGATCTTAATGAACGGTACAGTGAAGACGCGGATAGTGAGTTCATCACTATAAGGGGTTAAACTATGGCGCAGATGACTCACCGTAGTTTTACAGGGGGAGAACTTGCACCGAGCTTACGTTCCCGCGCTGATCTCAGTAAATATGCTACCGGTTTGGCGCTTTGTGAAAACTTCATTATCCGTTCGCAAGGAGGGGTATATAGCCGTCAAGGAACGAAGTTCATCGGCGAAGTAGGCCAACCCACAAAACGCGCTAGACTGATACCATTTAGTTTTAGCACTGAACAAACATACATACTTGTATTTGAAGAATACACAATGCGAGTTATCAAGGATGGTGGATTCGTTCTTGATGGCGCAGGTCCAGCATTATATGAGTTAGCTACTCCATACCCGGAAGCAGATCTCCCGCGATTGAGTTTTACACAAGATGCGGATGTCATGACGATCTGCCATCCTGATTATGATCCCCGTGATTTAAGTCGAACAGCACACGATGCGTGGTCTCTCGATGTTATTAACTTCGACCCCCCGATAAGTGCTCCAACTTGGTATGCCCCTTCGGCGTCTATAACAAATATAACAAATGACACTAATGCATTAGTTACCACTGCTGCCGCGCATGGAATGGCGAGTGGGGACCGTGTGTACGTAGCGGGGGTTAGCGGGATGACTGAAGTAAATGGATTGTATTTTTACATAACGTATGCTGGACCTAGTTCTTTTTATTTGAATGTAGATAGTTCTACTTATGGAGTTTATACATCTGGCGGAACTGCCACTGCACAGTCATTGATCCCGACTGGTAGTGGAGCGGGTAGTTACAGTAAAATTTATACCTATGTAATAACCGCTGTTGGCCCAGACGGTGAATCCCTTGGATCTAGTTCAAAATCCATTACAGTTGGGTCACTGTCTACTACTTATGGTATTCGATTAAAATGGAATTCAGTACCGAACGCTCTTTATTATAGAGTTTATAAAGATCCTTCTAATGCTACAAACGTGTATGGGTGGGTAGGTGACTCAAATACGTTGGAGTTTACAGACTTTAATACTGCTCCCATAGTAACTGATGCCCCGCCAACTGATAATACTCCATTTAAAACTATTAGTGCCTCTATAACAAACATAACTCAAGCAAACCCCGCAGTGGTGACCGCAGTTGCTCATGGTTTTAGCACCGGTAACAATATATCGATAGCTAGTGTAGTTGGCATGACGGAAGTGAATAATTTAACTTTCGTCATAACAGTGATTGATGAAGATAGTTTCAGTTTGAACGGAATAGATTCTTCTGCTTATACTGCATATACAAGTGGAGGAACGGCTACCAGAGTTAATAATAAACCGTCTGTAGTTGGGTATTATCAGCAACGTAGGATTTTTGCTAACACTACAGAGCTGCCACAAACAATGTACGGTACTCAAGTGAGTGCGTATGAATCATTGAGATACTCAGTTCCTTCTCGGGATGATGATGCTATTACGTTGACAATTAAAAGCCGTCAAGTTAACGAAATCCGTCACATTACAGATGTAGATGGTTTAGTGTTACTTACTTCTGGAGCAGAGTGGAAGATAACCGAAGGTCAAGATGAAGTTTTAACACCGGCAACCGCAGGTGCAAAGACACAATCGTATAACGGGTCGAGTTGGGTGCAGCCTGTTATTGTCGGGGACACCCTTATCTATATCCAAGATAAAGGAAATAGAATCCGAGATCTTAAATATGAATTCACCGCGAACAAATACACAGGAAGTGATTTATCAATCATGGCTGAACATTTGTTCGAGAATAATACTATTGAAGAAGTATCCTACTCCAAAGAACCTTATGGTCTTATTTGGATGGTTCGAGACGATGGAAAAATGCTAGGGCTTACCTATCAACGTGAGCATCAGGTATGGGCGTGGCATCAACATGACTTCGGTGGGATAGTTGAATCAGTAGCTACTGTGAGCGAAGGAAGTAGAGACGCAACATATATCTGCATCAAGAGAACAATCAACGGAAGCACTGTTCGATATGTAGAGAGAATGGAACCCCGAGATATCACCGGTCCTGAATACGCATGGTGTGTTGATAGTGGGTTACGTTATGAAGGAGTTGCAACAACTTCAATCACCGGTGCCGATCATTTAATCGGGGAACAAGTTGCGGTAGTGGCTGACGGAAATGAAGTTAAAGGTCTTACGGTGGATGCTACTGGGGGGATAACACTCCCGATATCTGCTTCGATCGTAACACTTGGAAAAGCATTTACTCCAACTATGGAATTGCTTGATGTTGATATTTCTGATCCGAATAATACTCTCAAAGGTAAGAAAGTTTCAATTGCGCGAGTCATTATTGAAGTTGAGAAATCTCGCGGCGGGTGGGTCGGTCCTAAGCTGGATGATGGGTCCACTGGCGATATGATCGAAATCAAACCTAGGTTTGAGTCAGACGGATACGGCCCGATCGCTCTCAAGGACTTCAAACAAGAGATTCATATTGCTCCAGAATGGGGGTACGGAGGGGGGATACGCATTGAACAGTGCACGCCATTCCCTCTCGCCATACTATCGGTGATCCCTGATGTCG